GGGGGGAAGTTAGCAAAACATAAAATATGCGGAGAATTAAATATTTTAACACCAGTTTCGTATTTGGTATTACATACCATTCCATTTTTAATACTTTCTAAAGCAGAATATGATACATATCCTTCGTTTGCTCTTGGAATATCAAATATCACACAATTAGTCTCGTCCATATCTTGATTGAAGACTAAATTTATAATATCACTATGCTTACCACCACTACAAAATAAAACCTTATGCTTTACTATACAATATTTTATAAATTGAGATTTTCCCATATTTCCTTTTTTATCATAGAACCAGTAGATCTTTCTGTCATCGGGTTCAGTCAAAATTAAATCTTCTATTTCTTTCTGCCAAGGGTATAAGGTTTGTATTATCTTAATGGGTTTGGGGCGTCCTATTGAAACTATTATATTATTGTCTTTAGAACAGTATATATCGTTTTGCTCTCTTGAACCTTTTGCTTTTTCAAAATGAATTCTTTTATTATTGAAAAGACTGCTTGGGCGTGCTTTGGTTTTTAATTCAAAGTATCCCTGTAAATGGGGCGTCCCATTATCCCCAATTTCTTTTTCTATTGTAGCATATTTACAATATTTAGAACATATGGAACCAATATTAATAATTTCTTCTTCTGTATAATTATTTAACACCATAATCCATCTAATAGAACAAGATATTCTCGAAGTTGAGGAGGAATTAGTATTACCCTCCTCAACGGAACCAACGGAACCACTTTTTGTCATTTTTATAATATTATAAAATATTTTAATTTTTCTAAACCTTTAGGAATAATTTCTCAAAAATGCGTTTATTTGTAAAATTTATTTTCTCATACTATATTATATATTTTATTCTTAGTTGAATGGGATATACTACGCTTCAGAGATTTAAATCAAAATATTTTGGAAATAAAAATTATAATCCAAAAAAATACAAACCTAGGTCTGTATATCCTAAGAAAACTTCTAAACCAAAAGTATCTTTTGCTAAACGCGTAAATGCTGTCATTTCTCGTAATGTAGAAAATAAATTTTCTGTTCCTTTAAATTATAACGCTCCAGTCCTTAATTGGACTGCTGTATCACCAACTTGGTTTCATTATAATTTTGATGGTGCTTTCAATCTTTCTCAAGGTGTCACACAAAGCACAAGAGTAGGTAATATATGTAAAATAAAAAAATGGATTATTAAGGGTCAAATTGCGCCTCGTTTTGAGGTCAATCCTTCATCATCAACCGCAATAAACTTGAGATATAGTAATCAAGGTATTTGTAAGATTATGTTATTAAAAAAAGCGAATGGTGACATTCCTCCATTTAATTTACAATATTTATTTCAAAGTGGAAATTCTTATCTTGATCCTACTGGTAGTTCATTCGACCAATTACTTGCTATAAATAAAGACCAATATAAAGTATATTGGCAGAGGTCGTTCAAACTTTCTCCTTCTCAACCTAATGACAATTCCGCAAGCACAAATTTATTTTGGGCAAATAATGATTTTAAGTGTGTCGCTAATTTTGGACTTGATGTAACAAAATATATAGGTAAAAACGCAACTTTAAAATATGAAGATAGTAATTTGAACGCTCAAATCCCTCCATCTATGAAGGGTTTAACTTTAGTTGCTATATGGTGTCCATATGTAGGACAAATGGTTCAAACTACTGCTAATCCTCTTTCTTACTATCAAGTAACTTTTTCTTCATATTTCTCATATGAAGATGCTTAATTATTTATTTAATATAGTCAATAATATTTATGACGATATTAGATGTTAGATGTGAAACCCCCTATACCCACGCAAGGCAAAGGAGCGATGCCTCAATCAATGGATTTATCCATTGATTTTGTGTATCTGATACACGCCACAAGCGATGCGCTATCAGAGCGCGTCTTAACCTATTTCACATCATATTCGTCATCGCTTTCTAGTTCCGTTTCCCGTAAGTTAGTGATAACCCAACGATCAGCAGATAATTTTTCTTGATTTTCTGGGGGGAAGTTAGCAAAACATAAAATATGCGGAGAATTAAATATTTTAACACCAG